AGTAGTGTTCTCCACTTATTAACTATCTTAACAGAAGCCTTGCAGTATAATGGTGTGCAATACATAGACATATTGCACGGAAATTGAAGATCTGTGATGAAGAGGTTTAGATGTTGATACCGAATTGCTGCAAGAAGGTTCTAGCAGCAGGAGAGAATCCAGATTTGGCCCAGGCAAGCTGTCCAACAGAATTAAAAGCAGCTTTTATTTCTGTTATTTTCTGAGTCATCCATTCTTCAGCAGTCATTGTTCCATAGCGTTGGCGGAGGACTTTTTTCATAAAATTTACATCCATATTGTCCTTGAGGACCCTATGCATTTCAATAACTAGTGGATAGAAGTCAAAAGCATCAAGGAACATTTCGGCCCCAGGTGCAAATCCAAGATACATTGTATAACCATCGGCCCAGGTGCATCCCTTAACCTCAGCAAGGGGCATGACAATCTGAGCACTAGCTTCAGCTAGTTTGAGGACACTAGCCTTGCATGTATCAGCAATCCAACGTGCTAGATATCCTGACATCCTGTGAAGTGTAATGGCATTGTCTGGCACAGGATTTGAGACATATTGGGGAAAATGGTTATTAACCACTGTAAATTTGACCCCACCAAAAGTAAGATCGACACTTGGTTGTGCCGTCTTATGTAGGACCATCTTGGCCTTCTTCTGGTTGAGGAAGAAGACTCTAGCAACACCGAAGTTGAGTTGTTGCCCATACTTACCAATAAATGCCACATACCCGACCTCCGGGTTAAATGTAGCTGCATTCCGTTGTGGTACATCTTCAAAAATGAATTGGCTTGACATATTTCTGTAGTTAATAGTGGAGTTCACTACT